TATGGGAAAGCATGATAAGGTATTCTATAAGGTGTAAATGGATTTAGTACTGCTCTTAATAAATAAGTACCACATGTCCATATATTTACCTGTACTTCATCTAAGTCATCAACACTGTCGGGTAAGTCGATTCCTACTTCTCTTGCATACTCTGCATCCATTATTCCCCAGTACTCTAAGACTTCGTAGTTAGTACCTACTTCTTCATCATATCTTGAGTCATCTTTTAACTGGCTTTCAAAATCTTTTTCTACGTAGTTAGCACCCATTTGAATAGCATTACGTATTGCATCTTCGTCAAAGTAAGGCATATTTCTTAACTGTCTTAGTTGACTTCTATTCATTTTGTGTCTATGAATTACATATTCACATTCTTCCATGTTAGTAGCATTGGGGTCTGGATAAAAATCCCAACAACTAACAAACTCTATTCTAGGTACTCTAACTTCTAAAGGGTTATAGGTTCTGTTACCTTCTTCATCTGTATCCCATTTGTGAAGTTTTTTGTTAAAGTTAAATGGTCCTTTTACAATCCCTGTGCCTAGCAAAGCAGATTCTAAAAGAGCATTTCTCATTTCAGCATTACCATTAGATTCTTCTATCTGGTCATGGATAAGTTTTTCCATTCTTCTTGCAGCTTTTTGTGCAGGAGATACTTCTAAAACTTGAGGGTCTGGACTAGCTCCGTCTTTTAATATACCTAAACTTTCTGCTTGGTCTTCAAGACTATCTTCAAAAATACCATTGTAATATGTAGCTCCGGGCTTTAAAGTTTTACCATCACCTTCGTAACCAACATCATATGGATTTACATTAGTGCCTTCTCTATTACCAATATCATCAGGCATTTCACCTTCAGTTGTTTCTAATCCGGGGATAGGATTACTTGTATCTAAATGTGCGTAGTCTGTTTCGCCTTCAGGGATTTTAGTTTCTGAAATTCCTATCGGAAATTTACCTGTACCAAAAATAACATCTACAAGTTGTCCAAAGGCTGCAAGTACTTTAGTCTTAGTAACTTTTACAAATACTCTAGACTTTTCAGATTCTCTAAACTTAATACTCTTAGCGTATAAGCCTCTATAGTTTTCGTATGCTTTTAACCAACGAGTCTCGTCAGTTTGTCTAGCGTCTTCAGCAATCGCAAATCTATCTTTAATAGTTCCTATAAGATTTCTTTGCTGGTCTTCTTCAAGAGTAAGTGTTACTCCAGACTCACCTTCAACTTCTTCGTAGATACTATCAGCGTTTAGAAATGTATTTGTATTCTCTGCCATATATTAATAACCAAAAGTTGAATCAGAAGGACTAAACATATCTGATTTTATTCTTAACATCCTATCTTGTGGATGGTCCATTCTAGGTCTACTCATTAACAAATACCTTAGTGCATCATATGCGTGGTCTGCTGCATGAGTATCCACATCTTCAGGATTAGACTTAGAAAGAGGCAAAGCCTGTATTTCTTTTATTAGATTGACACATGTGTTAAATATTTGCAACCTAGGTCTTCCTGTATTATTATTCTTTCTCAGGTACTCATGTATTTGAGTCTTACCTGCTAATCTATTCTTATCAGCTCGTCTTAGTTTATGTCCTTTATTAACTAATATTTCACCAATCGTAGGACCTGTATAACCTGTCCTAGACCATGCTGCTGTATCAAGTACCCCAGCTATGGATTTTATCTCTTCCATTTCCATCTCTGTAATGGTGTCTCCGAGTGCTTCTCCTGTCAGACCTTTTTTGTATAATTCTCTATATATAATAATGGTCTTATCTTCAGGGTCGATAGCAGCCCAAAGACAGCAACTTTCTGCAGCATAACCGTAGTCTACTGCTTTAACTCTTTCCCACCACCCCGGTAATTCAAAAGGTGGTATGACGTGTGTTTCTGTCTCAAACTCTGCGAATGCTGCTCCTTCTGAGATATCCCAGTTACCTTCCAACAACTGTTTACGTTGTATGGCTGGTAAGGATTGTAGCATCCTTTCGTATTCACCGTCTTCAGCAAGGTGAGGATTATCCTGTAACAATGCTGGTATAAACTTTCTACTGAGACCGTCCTTACCTTCAAAACTTGTATTCTGTTCTGCTGGTTCTACGTATCTCTTTTTAACCCAAGCAGCACCAACACCACCGGGGTTAGCTGTACATCTTAGATAAGTCTTAATGTCTGGATTAGTAGTTCTCAAACGAGAAGCTAAATAGTTCCATCCAAACTCTGTGGGTAAGTGAGTTATCTCATCAAACCCTATCCAACTGTACGCTTGTCCTTGATAACGATAAACATCTGCATCTCGTTCCAAGAACCCAAACTCAATCTTTGCTCCACTTGGGAACTGCCATAACTTTTCTACTTCTTTAAACTTAGCACCTTTAAAGGCTATCGGATAAAGCTCTCGAGACTTATCTATAAGTTCTCTTAGTTCTGGCATAGACCTTCTAAGTATCAAAGCTCTATGCTCTGTTATGTGGCAGTATCGCAACGGGTCTATTAACATTGCAAAACTTTTACCACCACCTGCTGCACCACCGTAAAGAACATCTTTCTCACCTGCAGCTAGAAAGTCTGTCTGTGGTCCTTCGTTTGGCATAAAAGCCACATGAGAACCAGTCGTATCTAAATGTTGTTGTATAGCATCAGGAAGCTCTTTTGCTTCTGATTCTGTTATAACATTAGATGTTAAAACTTTCTCTTCTTTGTCAAGTTCTTTCTTGACTCTAGCTAAACTTCTTGTTAGCTTTTTAACTTTCTTACTTTTCTTGTTAAGTTTATTCTTTGCTTGTAAAGCTAACTTAATGTCAGAAAGTTCTGAATTTTTTGGTCTACCGGGTCTAAGCCTTGGTGTACCGTCTTTCTTTAGTATATAACTCCCATCTGGGTTTGTCAAGTACTTTTTAGAATTATCTTCCATATACCTTGTCTACGTGTTTTTTCAATCCGGGTCTAGACATCTTTCTTCCTGTCTCTGCCTCTAACCAATCTACTCCAATACCTAGACTAATTTCTCCGTGAAAGACTGCTTCAGATACTTCTTTTAACACCTTTAGTTCTTCTTCTATAGGTTTAAGAAAAGAATCAGTGTCTTCATCCATTTCATATCCAAAAGGTATGGTTGATGAAGTTCTTGTTATATAGCCATCTTTCATTTTACTTTTCTGTAAGCTCTTGTTTTTCTTGCAGTTTTCTTTGGTTGCTTACTATGCTGCTTTCCTTTTTTAGTGTCTTCTCGTTTCTTTCTAGTTGTTCTTGCGTATTCTTCTTTAGATAGTGCCTTAATAGCCTTCTCTGGGAGATACCTTTCCCCAGTCTCTGACGATTTCTTACCACTCTTGGTACGCCATTTTTGCTTTGTCCAAGCTCTAAGACTTCTTTGAGACTTTTTTAGACTTGACATTCTTCTTTGGTTTGGTTGTTAAACATTGTTTAAATATTTTTGCATAGCATTTCTTTGCTTTATCCATCATCTTAATCATAAATTCTTTAATCCTTTTCATTTTATTTATAGCCTCCCCCTTTGGCTTTGTATTGTTTTGCAAGGAGCTGGGCTTTTCTAGCAGACCATTGACCGGCTTTACCACCTTTGGTACCGGCTTTAATGCTGTTGAAAAGCCTCTTACGCATAGTTGGCTTGGTATAATTACCAGCTTTATTTACAGTTGACTTAGCTTTCTTTTTTGTTGGCATCGTTGCCTCCTTTATTAAATATTAAATCCCAGTTATCTCTATACGTTTTAGAGTGTATATTAACTCTAGGTGCAGAACCTTTACCACCGTCTGAAGGTTTGTAAAGTCTACCCTTATTCTTTTTACTAGACATAAGGACAGGTTTCTCGTTGCTTCCTAGTTGTGGCATTCTACCACTTTACCTTGTCAGCCCAATAAGCTGCTGACATCTTTCCTTTAGCAATGTTCTTACCGTGTCTTGCTTTAAAAGACTTTCTCTTTGCTTTCATTCTAGCTGATTCACCTGCTTTAGGTTTACCAGCAGTCTTGGCACCCTTTTGACCAAACCTAATAGTTTTAATCTTATCACCTTCTTTAGCCACAACAATGTGTGACTTAGTCTTGTGACCCGGAGTTCTTTTAGGTTTGTTAAACCCTGAAACTCCTGCTCGTTTTAATCTACTATCTCTTTCTTTTGGC